TGTAATCCTCCACAGCAGTCTTCAGTTCGGTGTAGTTCACGCCATCGGCCCCCGGGCCATGAAGCCCTTGGTCTGCGCCTTGCCGCCGCGCACCTTAATGCCGGAGGTCTTCGGCTCAGGAGCGGGGGAACTGGCGATGTTGCCCACCACCACACGCGGCATGGGCGCGGGAGCGTTCACCACCGGGGTCGGTACGGACTTGGCCTTCATTTCTTCCCCTTGCGCCCGACCGGGCCCTGATTGGCAACACGAGCCATGCCAGCGCCCATCTTGAGCAGCATGTCGTTGGTGACCCCGCCCTTGGCGAGCTTGGTCTTGGGTTTGCCCGGGTGCATCGCCGCCTCATGCTTGTGGACGGCTTGTTTGGGTGTCATCTTCATGGGTTTCTCCTTGTCAGGCGACCGTTACTGTACCAACTTCTCCCAGACCCACCAAGGTGTTTGGGGTCAGGAGCGCATCGAAATCTCTTGCACCACCTATAGGGTTCCAGCCCCATTGGATGACCAGCATGCCCTCTCCAGGGAAGCCATCTTGGAACGGCCCAGTGCCGGAAACGGTGTCAGTTTGAAGACCGTTGGTGCCTGACTGATACCAAGTGTTCGTGTCAGGACGCGGATCGCGGATGGCCTGAGGGTCGCTGACGGGGAAGGTTCCTAGCAATAATTGGGGGTGATCCATTGACCAACATTGGGGACACGCACGAATTTGCGTCTGCTTGGTCTTGACTACTTCATTTTTTAGTTTCTTTAACGGAAACCTAAAATTACAATAATCACAGAACCCAAAGGCCTTGGCGCCATTCGCAAACCGATTAGCCATTTGACACCTCGAACTTGTTCTTTTTCGAGATGTTTTCTACCCCAAGCATTACGCGAAGATTTGAAGGGACATGAAGCCCCGACACCAATTTTCCTTGTAACGGAATAACGTGATCTACGTGCCAAGGCTCTTCGTTGTGTCGCGTCAACATTGCAGCAATAGAATACATGCAGCGAATGCGGAGCTTGTCATGTTCCGTCAGCCATTTTGGCGTACGCTGTTTAACAGCTTTTTTACGCATCGTGGCTAGGTAGATAATATGCGAGTGGGCTCTTGCGCGGTACTCTTTTTTCTGCGCCAACCGAGCAGTTTTGTTCACTTCGTAGTCAGCTTTTTTGATAGCTGCAAGACGTTCTTTGTTTGCTTCTCTATAAGCCTTTTTTACCTCTGCTATTCGCAATTTGTTAGCTTCGTAATATGCCTTCTGGTACTCAGAACTGTTGACGCGTTGCGTAGCGTTGTACTCTTTATAGTACGTTTTTAGCTTTTCTGCGTTGGCTGCGGCGTACGCTTTTTGTTTCTGCCGGGCGTACTCTTTATTTTCTTCAGCCCATTTTTTACGGGCGGCGTCTCTCCGCTCGCGGTTTTCCGCGTTGTACTTTTTGTAGTAGGCTAGCGCCTGCTCGCGGGTTTTGAATGCCATGATTACCCGATGAACATCTGCCTCGGTACGAACCGTACCGCCGCCTTCTCGCGGTCTTCGCTGGAGGCTCGATCCCAATCCTCGTCATACTGCGCCTTCAGAACCTGCATACGCTCCATGGCGCCAGGGATCTTCATCGACAGGTAGTACGCCAGCCCAGACACGAGGCAGGGCAGGAAGCGGAAAGGGATGTCCTGCGTAGCGGTGCCGCCGTCTCCAGCATCTTGGATGCGCCGCAAGTACCAGTACACAACCTGATACACGCCCGTCTGATCCGGCGTGGGCCACACGGTGATGCTTGGCAAGGCCGTGGCGCTGGGGGAGTAGCTGCTTCCGACAGGGTAGGCCGCGCCGGAGTTCCGGTTCACTAGTACCTGGATAGGTCTCGCCTGCTGGAGCTTGTTTGGGATGGAGGAGTACGTGCTGATGCTGATCCGCGTGATGGTCAGATCAACCTGCGTTGAAACGTTCCCTGCCCCCGTGCGGATGACATGCTCCAGAAGATCCACGGTGTCTGACGGCAGCGTGTAGGTGTTGGTCCCCTGTACCAGGGGGATCATGCCCTGGTTAAAGGTCCACATGTTTACACCACGGTTCGCCCAATCTGCAAACAGCAGGTTCAGGGATCGCCGCGCCGTGCGCAGGTCGTAGCCCGTGCGAAGCTCGGATCCGCAGCGTTCAAACGCTTCCTCGACCGCGTCATTGAGGTCGAGGTTGAACGTGGTAGCTCCTGATGTAGTCATCGGAATCTCGCGGTCTTCTGGGCAACGCCCTTGGGCTGCTTCACGAACTGCTTGCCTGCGGCCTTACCAGCACGCTTGGCCCTGGTCGTTGCGGCGTACTCGGCAGGGGACAAAGCGGCAATCGCGGCTTTAGGCAGATACCGCTCCCCCGTCTTGGAAGACGGTTTCCCAGACTTGGTCTGCCATTCTTGGCTTGTCCAGTCGCGGAGCGATTTCTGCGGGGACTTCATGTCAGTCCTTGTACGAGCCGCCCTTGGCCTTGTACTGCTTCGCCAGAAGCTGTGCCTTGCGTGCGGACCACTGGCCCGCTGCCGTGCCCTGGGTCGCTTGGCCCTTGATGCGCTCGAAGAGCGCCTTCCGCATCCCGGGTTTGGTGTAGTTGCCTGCGGCGTTGACCTTCGTCTCCCCGCCTTCGGCGTAGAGATCCACCTTGTCCCCGTCCTTGCGACGGATGACCTTGGGCTTCTTCAACTCCGGGCGGATGGCGCCCATGCCGCGTGAAATCCTCATCTCAGTACACCTTGCACGGCCTGACACCGCGCTGCTCGCAGCCCGAACCCTTGACGCTGCCGCCAGAGGCATAGGTCTTGACCTTGCCGCCCTTGCGGAATTCCACCTCCTCCTCATCCCGGGTGCGGGAGCGCGGAGATTCCTTGGCCCTCTCCTTCCGAAGGATGGGCCTCTCTGCCTTGGCTTCTGCTGCAGCCTGGGAACGTCCCGTCCGAGCTTCTTGAACTGCCTTGCGGCTTGCGGCGCCCCTGACAGCAGAGGTCGCTGCTTCCATCTCCTGTGCCGGTGTAAACCTGCGTCCAGTCTCAGAGGTGGCTGCCGTCGATCTCATGGGAGTGCCGCGCCCGATAGAGCCAGAACTGATGTCCTGCGCCAGATCCTTTGCCAGCCCTTCCTTCAGGGTAGACATCGCCCGGCGCTCAGCCCCAGCCCTTTGGGCGGCTTCCATTGCGGGCTCGTCTAGGCGACGGAGAGCTTCAGCAGCATCCCGAGCCTTCTTGGCCCTGTAGAGACCATATCCAAGCCCACCAGCAGCCGCCGTGGCGCCTGTAGCCGCCATAACTTTCTTGGCGGTATCGCTGAGACCAGAGCCTACGCGCTCCATACTAGATGGAGGAGAGGGTTCGGGACGGTTGGCGGGGGCGCCAGGGATCTCAGCACGACCAGACGGAGCGGTGCTTGCTTCTTGCGGCCCTCGGGCTCGCATATCAGAGGCGCTCGACGGTGTCCGCCCGGTACGATCTGCGTTCAGAAGATCCCGCAGGGTTTTGTCCGCGCCGTACTTACGGCGGAAGTCAGCGAGTTCCTCGCGGCTAACGAGGGCTCGACCCTTATCATCTCTGCCCCGGCCTTGCACCGGGCCGGTGTACGTGGTTTTGGCGTATGACATCTCACACCATCCTTCCCTTGGTATGGCCCTTAGTAACACAGCCATCGGCGCGGGTCACCCCACCTTTGGCGTAGCCCTTGATGCTGCCGCCTTTAGCTTTCCCATCAGCAGGCAAATCAACGGGTTTCCCGTATCCGGCGCGATTGCGAGATGTGCGCCCAGCATACTTTGTGCCTTTGGGGTACTGATCAGCAACTTGCTGCTCCGCGTCCTCAGCCATTGATTCATACATGTTTTCAATGTGCCGCCTTGCAGCATCAGCCGCTTGGCCTTGCTTTTTCCCAGCCAAATGCGCTGTTGTCTGCCAAATTCTTGAACTTGGAGACGAGCTTTCTTCTACTTTGTTGCGCAGTTTCCGAGCGCGCTCTGACTGCGTTTTTGACGTTTCATTCCATTCACCTGGGCCAGCATAAGTAGCCATTTCACAC